AGGTTCAGGAGCGCCAACATTTACAAGCACACCAGCACTGGGTACGCCAGCTTCAGGCACTTTGTCTTCATGCACAGTCGATGGCACGGATGCTGTTGGCTTTAGAAACATTCCCCAGAACAGCCAAAGTGCGGCCTACACATTAGTTCTTGCTGATTCTGGCAAGCACATTCTTCACCCAGCAGGCGATGCGAATGCGCGAACATTTACGATACCCGCAAATAGTTCTGTAGCCTACCCAATTGGTACGGCAATCACATTCATCAACATGACCAGCCAAGTGGTGACGATTGCGATCACTACAGACACAATGTATTTGTCTTCCGCTGGCACTACAGGCTCACGCAGTTTGGCGCAGTACGGCTCAGCTACAGCGATAAAAATTACCTCTACCAATTGGCTCATCTCAGGGAGTGGCTTGACATGAGCGGCGCACTACAAGCTGTATTCCAGAACCAAAGAAGTTTTGGCCCTGGCGTGTTTACAGTTGAATACCTTGTTGTCGCCGGTGGTGGCGGCGGTGGCGGTGGAACTGGCAATGGTGGAACTGGTGGCGGTGGAGCGGGTGGTTATAGAACAGACACTGGGTTTACTCCGGCTTCGGGTTCTCCAATTACAGTTACTGTAGGAGGGGGCGGCTCTGCTGGAAGCGGTAGTTTTGGTGATGTCGGTAGCAATTCTGTATTTAGTAGTATCACTTCAACAGGTGGCGGTGGTGGCCGCAAAGGAAGTGATACATCAACAATTAACGGCGGTTCTGGCGGTGGTGCTAGCGAACAGCAAACTGGGGGGGCTGGTAATACGCCTAGCACTTCACCATCACAAGGCAACAATGGTGGTGACTCTACGGGAGTCAGCGGAGGTTCTGGAGGCGGTGGCTCTAGTGCGGTTGGCGGTAATGCTGGACAATATTCTGGTGGTAATGGTGGCGCTGGTACTGCTTCAAGCATTAGTGGCTCATCTGAAACCTATGCTAGCGGCGGCGGTGGCGGCGCTCAAGCAACTGGAGGCACAAACGCTGGTGGAACAGGCGGCACAAACGCTGGTAATGGGGGTTCAGAATCGAGTGGAACAATGGGTAACGCAACTTCTGCAACTGCCAATTTTGGTGGCGGTGGCGGTGGTAGTCGAGCAACTGCTGGTAATGGTGGTTCAGGCATTGTGGTTGTTCGTTATGCAGACTCTTTCCCTGATGCCGTATCTACTACAGGATCACCCACATTCACCACTGCTGGTGGATTCAAAGTTTACAAATGGACTGCATCTGGTTCAATTACATTCTGAGGCAGCACATGGCGCACTTTGCACAACTTGATGAAAACAACGTGGTACTGCAAGTTATTGTGGTAAATAACAGCGATTGTTTAGACGGAAACGGCAACGAATCCGAAGCCGTGGGCGTGGCTTTTTGTCAGTCTTTATTGGGCGGAAGCTGGAAGCAGACCAGCTACAACGGCAACATACGCAAGAACTACGCTGGTATTGGCTACACATACGATGCAACCCGTGACGCTTTTATACCACCACAGCCCTACGCTTCTTGGACACTGGACGAGGCAACTTGTTTGTGGAACTCACCAACGCCAATGCCGCAAGACAATAAGAGTTACTCATGGGATGAGGCCACAACATCATGGGTTGAGCTTACGCCATGAGTCAAATAGACGCAACAGATGCCAAGCTAGCAACCCATGAAGAAATTTGTGCGCTGAGATACGAGGCTATCCAGAAATCGTTTGAGTCAGGTAGCAAGCGCATGAGCCGCATCGAATACATCCTTTACGCGCTGATTGCTGTCACGCTGCTTGGCCCAGGCTTTGCTGCTGAACTGCTTAAAAAACTGCTTATGTAGGCGGTTGTGATGATTGATCCGATCACGGCCCTAGCAGGGATTCAGTCAGCCATTTCGTTAGTTAAGAAGGCGGCGAAAGTCGCCAATGATCTCGGCTCTTTAGCCCCGATGATCGGGAAAATGTTTGATGCAAAGAGCGTAGCTACAAAGGCCATGCTTGAAGCCAAGCGCTCTAAAAAAGGCTCAAACATGGGGACGGCACTCCAGATTGAGATGGCTCTGGATCAAGCCAAAGTCTTTGAAGAAGAGCTAAAAATGCTCTTCATGCAGACCGGCAAGATAGATGTGTGGAACAAGATCAAAGCCCGTCAAGCCGAGATGGACAGGGACGATGCCAAAGAGATTAGCGCACTGAAAGCTGAAGAAAAGAAGGCCAAAGAAAAAGCAGACGAGATGACGGAAATTGCTTTGGTAATAGCTATTGTTTGTTTTTTGATATTTTTCGCCTTTTTTGGCGCAAATGAACTTATAGACTTCTGCCAAAAAACAAGAGGGTGTGTTTAATGTGTTTTCGCTACTTAAATGGTTTGATGTTGGCGATGACTGGCGACTTGGGGTTGATCGTTTCATCAAGTGCTGCGCTGCTGTTCTTGCAATTAACTGGTTTTTAGATTTGCTGTACATATTGCCAGCCAATGAGTCTAAAAAAATCATGGACTTTATAAGCTCTAAGAATCCTTTGTAAAAAATGAGCAAAGAGCAACTAAGCATCATTGACAAGGTGCTGGAATATGTGTCTAGCCCGTTTCGCTTGTTTGCAATGGTGCTGATGGCAGTTTTGACCTTTGCGGGGTATTTTGTATATACAAATCAAGACTTGCTGATTGGGGCTTATAAGGAGTCTAAGAAGATTCCAACGATTGCAGAGGATCGGGTCGAGGACGCAGCAGCGCACCTTTTTAAGCAGTCCGGTGCTCTGGTGGTGGCGGTCTTCAAAGTGAACAGCATGTTTGGGACTAGGATTTTGTACAGAGCTTATGGTAAGAACGGCAGAGACAAGACAAATGACGGGCTGGATGTTGGGCTTTTTACCCAAAATGCGGCTAATAATGCAGATGTGGTCAAACTGATGGCAAGCGAGATTCCATGCGGAGAGTACAAATCAGCACAGTCAGAAATGGGCTTGTGGTACATCGCCAGAGGAGTTGCCTACACATGCCGCATTTCAGTGCCGCCAGAGCCAGGTCGTTTTGTCGGCCAGATCACAGTCGGATGGGCTACCCAACCTGAAGACATGGACAGCACCCGCGCCATGCTGCAAATCGCAGCAACGATGTTATCTAGGAGTAAACAGTGAGTCCAGAATTGCAGAAGTACTACGAGGATCGGTTTGACCTGTTCTCCCGCCCAGGCTGGGCTGATCTGATGGAGGATGTTGACAACATGCTCATCCCGCTAAACAATGTCTCTACCATTGCGGACGAAAAAAGTCTACAATTCCGCAAAGGCGAGATTTCTATCCTTATTTGGCTACAAACGCTTAAAAGCGTCAGCGAAAGAGCATACGAGGACTTGAATGAAAAGAATGTATGAATTTGTCTGCGATTGCGGACAACGCACAGAGGCCCTAGAGGTTTATGAGACTTCTAGTGTGCTGTGTAGATGCGGGGGGTTCGCCTCTCGCGTCATAAGCGCTCCGTCATTTAACTTGGAAGGATGGTCTGGTTCTTTTCCATCAGAGCATGGAAGGTTCGAGAGAAAGCACCGTGAAAAGTTAAATGCAGAGCGTAAAGCCAACTCATAAGCGCAAGCCGAGTTGAATTATCCTACAACCATTTTGGCAGGAAAAAAATATGTTGATTGATGAAGAACAAGAGCCGCTAGGCGAACTCGAAATTGAAGAAAAGAAATCCGGTGAACTTCCTGACAAGTACAGGGCTAAAAGTTTAGAGGAGGTCGTGCGGATGCACCAAGAAGCTGAAAAGCTCATTGGCAAGCAAGCCCAAGAGGTGGGTGAAGTCCGTAAACTTGCAGACGAGTTGCTAAAGCAAAACCTCAGTTCTAAGCAGCAACAAGTAGAGGTTGAACCGGAAGTTGACTTTTTTGAGAACCCTCAAAAAGCAGTTCAAGCAACGATTGATAAACATCCAGATGTTCTCGCGGCCCGACAAGCGGGTGTCGATTTCAAAAAGATGCAGATTCAGCAGAGGCTCAACGCAGAGCATCCTGACTACTCTCAAGTGGTCAACGATACTGGGTTTCAAGATTGGGTGAAGTCTTCACCTATTCGCTTGGGACTCTATGCAAGAGCAGATGGTGACTTTGATTTCGATTCTGCCAATGAATTGTTGTCCACTTACAAAGAATTGCGCGGCATCAAGGCTAAGGAATCGGGGCAAGCAGACACTGCCGCCCGAGCCAAGACCATGAAGGCCGTACAAGTTGATGTTGGTGGCTCTGGCGAGAGTTCAAAACGAGTCTACAGACGCGCAGACCTTATTCGTCTCAAAATGACTGACCCTTCAAGGTATGAATCGTTAAACGATGAAATACTGGCAGCGTATGCCGAGGGTCGTGTTCGATAATTTAACTGGAGATTTATCATGGCATATCCTACCCCAGCGGTAACAGTAACCACCGCAGCAACGTTCATCCCCGAAATTTGGAGTGATGAAATTATCGCAGCCTACAAGAAAAACCTTGTTTTGGCTAACATCGTGATGAAAATGAACTTTAAAGGTAAGAAGGGCGATGCGGTTCACATCCCTGCACCTACCCGTGGTTCAGCTTCAGCAAAAGCGGCATCTACTGCCGTCACTCTGATTGCCGATACTGAAACAGAAATTAAAGTGGATATTAACAAGCACTTTGAATATTCCCGTTTCATTGAGGACATCGTTGAAGCACAAGCCCTAAACAGCCTGCGCCAGTTCTACACTTCTGATGCTGGCTATGCGCTGGCCAAGCAAGTAGACACTAGCTTGATCCAATTGGGTCGTGCATTTAATGGTGCTACTGTCGGCACTAACGACTACGCAACAAGCAACACAAGCACCAAGGCTTTCATTGGCGGCGATGGTACAACTGCTTACAACAGCACATCTTCAAATGCAAGCGCATTGACTGATGCTGCCATTCGCAGAACTATCCAGCGTTTGGATGACAACGATACTCCTATGGACAATCGCTTTTTCCTGATCCCTCCATCTAGCCGTAACACGCTGATGGGTCTTTCCCGTTACACGGAACAGGCTTTTGTGGGCAATGGCAATGCGATCCGTACTGGTGAAATCGGCAACCTGTATGGCATCCCTGTGTTCACATCTAGCAATGCTGATACTGGCGCTGGTAACACTGCAACAGATCGTATCTGCTTGATGGGTCACAAAGACGCTATGGTTCTGGTTGAGCAAATTGGTATCCGTTCACAAACACAGTACAAGCAAGATTACCTTGCCACTCTGTTTACATCGGACACCTTGTATGGCGTTGCCGCACTTCGTGCAGCCGCTACAACTGGTGCAGCTTTGTCTTCTAGCGCCTATGCGTTGGCAGTGCCAGCCTAACCCCACGCCCCCCAGAGATGGGGGGTATTACTTTAAAGGAGTTAGAAAATGGCAGCAGCAACAGCAATTACCTCGCGCAGAGGCAACGACCAGTTTAGAGGCGTCTTTAACGATACCTTTGCTGTAACCTGTACGCTTAACACGGCATCCATTGCCGACCAAGCAACAGGAACTGACACCGTGGCTGTTCCAGGAGTGATCTTGGGCGACATGGTGCTAATGTCCACAGGAGTTGACGAGGCAGGGCTTGTTCGCCGTGCTTATGTCTCTGCTGCTGGTACTGTGACAATTGCGTCAACCAACACAACAGGCGCAGCGGTCGATCTTGCATCTACCACTGTTCGACTTGTAATTGTTCGGGTGGTGTGATGGGCGGGGGCTTCGGCCCCCTTTTTAGGATAATCATGGCTACTTTTCGCTGTTTGCAATCAGGAACTACTGTAACTTTCACCCAGCAAGTGGACATCGACTCGATGCGTGGGCATCAGGGCTATGTGCGTCTGGATGAGCAAGTTGAGCCTGAAATCAAACCGCTGCCAGTGCCGGTTAAGAAGATGGGTCGGCCTCGTAAACTAACTGTTAAAGGATAAATCATGTACGGAAAAGCACCAAAAATGTCTGGTAAAAAAGCAATGCCTGTCGCTATTATGGTTGCCGTTGCAAAGCCAAAAGCTATGCCTAAGCGTGGTCAGCGCACTGCTACTAACATGGCAACTAAAGCCAAACGAGGCAAATAATGTCAATTTTTCAAGTTGACCCCAACAATGTGGCGCTTGGCGTTCCCAGTTTAGGGACAACGCAAGTGTTTACGGTCACTACTTCTAGCGTTCAATCAACGGCCTTTGGCGCGTCTACTACCATGGTTCGGCTGTCTTGTTCATCGGGTCATTGCCATTTTCAAATTGGCACAAATCCAACGGCCAGCATTACAACATCGCCCATGATGCCCAATAACTTTTCTGAGATTGTTCGGGTCAGTCCTGGTCAAAAGATTGCTGTCATCAAAGATGCAACAGTGACTGTATCTACATTTTCTGTGACGGAGTTGGTATGAAAACGCCAGCCCAGAAGAAAATCAGCAAGGTGATGAAAGAGTTTGGCGCGGGTAAGTTGACTTCCAACAAAAAGGTGGTCAAAGACCCAAAGCAAGCTATGGCAATTGCGCTTTCACAAGCAAAGGTAAAGAAGAAATGAAAAGCAAAGTCAACCAAGCGGCGGTCTACACCAAGCCCACCATGCGGAAGGCTTTGTTTGAAAAGATCAAGGGTCAAGCTGTGCAAGGCACTGGCGCTGGTGAGTGGTCAGCCAGAAAAGCACAACTTTTGGCAAAAGAGTACAAGGCCAAGGGGGGGGGTTATAAATCATGAGCAAGACAAAAGCGCATTACACACCGGACGGCAAGCTGTACAAAGGTGAGACTCATAAAGCTGGTTCTGCCTTGATGACAGGTGCAAAGCACACGCCAGCGAGTAAAGTCTTAACCCATACACCGCCGAAGAAAAAATGAAATGACTAGCGATCAAGTTGATCAATACGGCTGCGAACCAATCTATGGTCAGTGCCAAACTTTTTTGCAATCCAGCGAAGGCTGTACCCTGCATTGTGCAGCGCCGCAAATTCAGGGGCATTTTCTACAAACAGCCGACGCTTTGCGCTTGCCTGTTTTTGTGTCTGCCAATGATGACGTTCCGCGCCAAGGCGAACATTTTGTAATCGAGAGACCCATTGCAAATTTTCAACAGCCAAGTTTAAACGATTACCGTCAATATGATCGACTTCTGGCAGGCTTTCAGGATTTGGCACAAAAGCGGCAGCTACTAAGCGATGGACGTATTTTTGATTGTTTCTGCCCAGCCCAACACGCCAATACCCAGTTGTGTGAACCCAAGGTTTTAAAATTTTCACTCCCTCAACTCGAATGCGGTGTGATAAATTACGTTGTGGGATGTCTGACCAGTTTGATTGCACATTACCGAGATTACTTACTGAGTAGCGCTTATTTGTATCGGGTATTTCAATCCAAAGTTCATTCATTTGGTTCTCCAGTTGGGGGATTCTAGCATGGCATTACGAAAAGAACAACAAAGTTTAAAATCTTGGCAAAACCAATCTTGGAGAACTAAAAGTGGTAAAAAATCTTCTGAAACAGGTGAAAGATACCTTCCAGCGGCTGCGATTAAAAGCCTCACAGCTGCTGAGTACGCTGCGACAACGAGGGCAAAACGCGCTGGCATGGCTAAAGGGAAGCAGTTCGTAGCACAGCCTAAAAAGATAGCGGCAAAGACTAAAGGCTACAGATGAAAACACCAGCTTGGCAGCGCAAGGAAGGACAGAACCCAAAAGGTGGCCTTAACGCTGCTGGACGGGCAAGCCTGAAAGCTGCTGGGCAAGACATCAAAGCACCTGTAAAATCGGGCGATAACCCGCGCAGGGCTAGCTTTTTGGCAAGGATGGCTGGCAATGACGGCCCTGAGTACAAAGACGGCAAGCCCACCAGACTGCTGTTAAGTTTGAAGGCTTGGGGGGCAAGTAGTAAAGCGGATGCTAAATCTAAGGCCAAGGCAATCAGCGCAAGGAACAAGAAATGACCTACCTAGAACTGATCAATGATGTGCTGATTCGGCTGCGTGAACCCACGGTAACATCTAATGCTCAAAACGCTTACTCCACGCTGATCGGAAGGTTTGTCAACGATGCCAAGCGTCAAGTTGAAGACTCTTTCGGCTGGAACGTGCTTGGCACAACCGTCACCATCACTACTGTAGCTGCAACCTACATCTATTCCATGACGGGTGCGGGCCAGAAGTTTCAAGTGCTAGACGCAATCAATACCACATCAAACATTGGGCTGAAAAACATAAGTTTTGTGGAGATGAACCGTTATCAAAACCTAGTGCCTACTACAAATGGGATTCCCCAGTATTATTCTTTTGACGGCGTAGACAACAACGGCGACACCAAAGTGGTGCTGTACCCACGGCCTGATGGGGTTTACAGCGTTCCGTTTTCATTGGTAGTGCCTCAAGCGAAATTGGCTGCTGACGCTACTTCTGTGCTTGTCCCTGACTTTCTGGTTGTACAAAACGCCTATGCACGGGCGCTAGTTGAGCGCGGCGAGGATGGTGGTCTTAGCTCCTCTGAGGCTTACCAGCTTTACAGAGGCATGCTGGCTGACCAAATTGCATTGGAAGGCACACGGTTTCCCGAACAGCAAGAGTTTGTGGCGATATGAGCAAGCAACTGAACATCAGCAGTGTTTCGGCTCCAGGCTTTCTGGGGTTAAATACACAAGACCCGTCGCTAGAAATATCGAATGGGTTTGCTGGCATTGCCAACAACTGCATCATAGACAAGTTTGGACGGGTAGGTTCAAGGCAGGGTTACGTCAAAGTCAACACCAGCAGCGGCACATTAGGCTCAAATGTCGTTACAGTCATACATGAGTTGATTGAGGCTAATGGTACGTTAACCGTGCTGTTTTTTGGCAATGGCAGGCTTTACAAACTCAGCACATCAGTTGCTGGTTTAACAGCCGAATACAACATTGCTGAATACGGTTCAAATGCTGCTGTTATTGCTGAGTACACGCAAGGCGTAGCAAACGTGGGCAACTTGTTTGAGTTGACCTACGGCGGCCCTGGTACTGCACCCGTATTTACAGCAGGAAACTGGCAAGCCGCAAGTCTAAGCGGGGTTGCTTACTTTTTCCAAACAGGCAATGACCCCATCATCTATGACCCAGCGGTTTCTACCACAACGTATCGCAGGGTATCTGAGAAAACAGGCTATGCCGCCACTGTGCCACAGGCCAATGTTGCCATCTCTGCTTATGGGCGCATTTGGGCAGCTAATACGCTAACCAATAACGCAACCGTATTTTTTAGTGATCTGTTATCAGGCCATGTGTGGTCTACCGGAACCGCAGGCTCGCTGAATGTTTCCAGCGTATGGCCTAACGGCTCAGATGAGATCACTGGACTTGCGGCCCACAATGGATTTTTGTTTATTTTTGGCAAGCGGCAGATTCTGATTTACGCCAATGCCACTTCACCTTCAACCATGACCTTGAGCGACACTGTGTCAAGCCTTGGTTGCATTGCCAGGGACTCCATCCAGAACACAGGCAAGGATATGGTGTTCTTGAGCAACAGTGGATTAAGGTCTGTGCTGCGAACAGTGCAAGAGAAATCATCTCCGCTGGGAGATCTGTCTAAAAATATACGCAATGACTTTCAGGCAGTGATAGCAAGCGAATCGCTGTCTGAAGTCACTTCTGTTTATTCCGAAAAAGAGGGGTTCTACTTACTGTCGTGCCCATCGTCTGACAGAGTATTTTGCTTTGACACCAAGACGGTTTTGGAAGATGGTTCGTACAGGGTCACGACTTGGGACAGTCTGCTGCCAACAAGTTTTTGCTCACGCAGAAACGGTGACTTGTTGATTGGTCAAATGGGCTTTGTAACTAAGTACTCAGGCTATCAGGACGATACCAGTTCGTATCGCATGGAGTACTACACCAACAACGCAGACATTGGTAAAGACGGTCTGACTTCTATCATCAAAAAGATCAAGCTAACAGTGGTCGGCGGTAGCAATCAGCCCGTTTCGGTCTTTTGGGCCTATGACTTTACAGCCAGCTACCAATCAGAAACGGTGGCAATCCCAGCGCAAGCTGTCTCTGAGTACGGAATTGCACAATATGGCGCAAACGCATCACCCGTAGCACAATACGCTACTGGTATAAGTTTGCAAGAACTTAGCGCATACGGCAACGGCGCGGGTAAAATTGTGCAAACAGGGTTTGAGGTTGATATTGATGGATTCCCCATCTCTTTTCAGAAGATAGAAATTCAGGCCAAAACAGGCAAACTTACTTAAAGGGCTACCATGAGCAATTACACCAAAACAGTTAACTTCGCAAGTAAAGATGCACTGACCACTGGCGATTCCAACAAGATTGTCAAAGGCACTGAGATTGATACTGAGTTCAACAACATTGCGACTGCGATTGCAACTAAAATTGAGTCTTCTAGCGCACTTGGAACGCCTACCAGCGGAGTTGTAACTAACTTAACAGGTACAGCCTCAATCAACATCAATGGCACTGTTGGCGCAACCACAGCAACTACAGGCGTGTTTACTACTGCAACGACCACTACCGTAAATGCCTCCAGCGCTTGCAATGTGGGAGCAACTTCACAAATTACGCCGTATGAGGCAAAAGTGTTCATAGTTTTTGACCCTGCCACGCTTCAGGGGATAACATTAAAATCATCTACAACAACATTTACTGGTAATCCAATTACCTTTATAAATTCTAGTAATGGCATATCTGGCTCTATTTATCAGCAGACAAGTTCTATTGCTTACCTCACTACGTCAGATTACCGCGCAAAAAACACAATCACACCAATGACTGGTGCGCTTTCTAAGGTAGCTCTACTCAAGCCTTGCACATACAAGTGGAACGCTGACGGCTCAGACAGTCAAGGCTTTATTGCTCACGAACTACAAGAGGTAGTTAAAGAGTGCGTTGTCGGTGAGAAAGACGCAACTAATGCAGATGGATCACCAAAGTTTCAAGGTGTTGACACCAGCTTTTTGGTTGCGACACTGACAGCAGCAATTCAGGAACTTAAAGCACTGGTTGACGCACAAGCAGCACGGATCACAGCACTAGAGACACCATGATTACGCACCACTTCAGCGATGGTTTGTATGCCAAAGAAACCGCATTTGCGGCGGGTACAACCATTCTGAAGCATACGCATGAATTTAGCCACTTGTCTATTCTTGCCAAGGGCAAGGTTGCAGTGTTGCGAGGCACAGAGATTGACATTATTGATGCTCCAGCTTGCATCGAAATTAAGGCTGGAGTGACGCACGGCGTCAAGGCCGTCACAGATTGCGTTTGGTTTTGTATTCACGCCACTGACGAGAAAGACCCGTCGAAAGTGGACGAAATTTTGATCGGAGTTTAATATGCCAGTAGCACTTGTCGCCGCAGGAGCTTCTTTACTTGGTGGGGCACTGCAAGCTGATGCCGCTAAAGATGCAGCGCGCACACAAGCCGGAGCGCAAACTGAGGCCGCACGAATTGCGGCTGAAGAAGCGCGTTTTCGTCCAATCGGCATCACGACACGCTTTGGTCAGTCTAGGTTTCAGTATGGTATTCCTGGAGTCAATGCACCTGTTGCAACTGACTTTGCAACGCCTGAAGAATTTACGGCTGCACAGACCGCTTATCAAGCACGATTGCAAAGTGAAGGCCGCGTCACTGGCGCTGGCTACACGCTAGACCCTGAGCTAAAAGCCTACCAAGACCGATTCCTAAAGTTGGCTGGTGGCGGTTTATCACAGGCTGAACAAGCCCAAAAGCAGTTTGCTCCCTTGCAACAAGGTGCTCAAGGTCTGTTTAGTCTTGGTCAGCAGTACTTAGCCCAGTCTCCAGAGCAAGCCGCCCAGCAGTACATATCAGGGCAGCAGAACTTGCTAGCCCCAAGCCGTGAGCGTGAGATGGCGCAACTGCAAAACAGGTTGTTCCAGACAGGCCGTGGTGGTTTGGCTGTTGGCGCTACTGGCACTCGACCAGGCGGTGGCGCTGGTCTTGGCGCAGCTAACCCAGAGTTGGAAGCCTACTACAACGCCATTGCCCAGCAAGATGCACAACTGGCGGCTGGAGCGCAACAAGCAGGCATGGATCAGGCGCGTTTTGGTGCTGGGTTGTTGGGCACTGCTGGCAATCTGCTTACGCAAGGCTACGGCGGTCAGGCGGCAGCACTTGACCCATACCGCGCATATTTGCAAGGCGCTACTGGCCTTGAGACACTTGGTCAAGACCCGCTGAACATAGGTACTGCCTTGGGTGGGCGTGTTGCCAATCCTACGGGAAGCGAAGCATTGTTACGCGGTGGTATGGCTGCGGCTGGATCAAATGCAGCCGCTAACTCCTACAATCCGTTTGCCGAAGCCTTGACTTCGGCTAGTCGTAATCCGCAGTTGCAACGGGCGGTTCAGCCATATATAAGCGCACAAACCGCCATCAACCAATACGGCGCTGAAAATGTGTATGGATATGGTGGCCGTGGAACGGTTCCACAAATAGATAATTCTCTCTTTGGTAGCGGAGATCGCGGAACATTTTATTAAGGTCTAATCATGGCAACCGACATCGTTAACGCCTTATTTGGCGTCACTCCAGAGTCATACCAGCAAGCGCAGCAGGACAGAGCAGACGCTCAAGCGTTGCAATTTGCCCGACTCAGCCCGTTTGAAAAGGCCAGCTTTGGCATCGGGCGCGGGGCTTACGGCTTGGCTGGTGCTATCGGTGGCGCTCTGGGTGGTCAAGACCCTGAGTTGCAGCGAATCACAATGCGCCAGCAGATAGCGGGTCAGATTGACTTAAACAACCCTGCGTCCATTGAGCGGGGCATTGCCGCGCTGTCGCAAGGCGGCGATCCACAAGGCGCAATGATGTTGCAAGCAGAGTACCGTAAGATACAAGAAAGCGGCGCTTTGATTGGTCAGCGTCAAGCTGCCGAGAAAGCCTCGTTAGCGCAAGCAAGCAAGGTTGATTTAGGCGTAGCACAAGAAACTAAGTTGCGCGATGAATTAGCTAAACTTAAACCTGGGTCTACTGAAGCTGATATTCGCGCTGTGTTAGTAAAGTATGGCGACCCAGATAAAGTCTTAGCCCTGCTGACTGGTGCTGCCACACGCGCCGATGAACGAGAGCTTAAAGAGCGTTTGGCTAAAGATGCTATTGACGCAAAAATTGAAGCGGCAAAAGTTTTAGCGGACGCAAAAATTGAAGCGGCTCGTTTGGCTGGCGCTTCTGCTAAAGAAATTGCTCAACTGCGGATTGATTCTGCAAGAGACTTGAAACAATTAGGCGTGTTGCTTAAAGGCCCAGCAAGGTTAGCGCCAGCGCTACAAAAAGAAGAAGATAAAGAACTGGAGCTAGTTGACTCCTTAGAGGCGCGTTCTAAGGCTTTGAAACCCGCCATACAATCGCTGACACCAGACCCCGTTACAAAAAAATCTTTTATTGAACTTGGCCCAATTAACAATGTGCGTTATTTAGCGCAAAACGCAGCCGGTAATTCAACGCCTGAAAGTCAAGCCTATGCTCAATTGCAAAGGTCTGTCCAAGAAGCAACCAACTTGAAAACGGACGCGGCTAAAGGCGTGCAGACTGACAAAGACGTATTGCGGTTTGCCAACGAACTAATCGCGGCCTTTGGCAAAAACGATACAAAAACTACTTTAGACGCGCTGACTAACTTTGTCTCGTCTACTGACAAGGCGCGCGTTAACGCTCAAAAGCGCATTGATAGCCGCCGTAAATCGCAAGGTGTTGAGCCTTACTATGGCCCTCAAGCGGGCACGTCGCAAAACCCAATCAAACTGGATTAAATATGGCCACCGTTTACGAATACAAAGGCGTTTCGTATGAATTGCCCGACGGCCTTTCAAATGAGGCCGCGCTGGCGCGCATTAAAGCTAGTTTAAGCGAGGCCGCGCCCGAAGTAGCTCCAGCGGCTGCGGCTGCGCCTGCCCCAGTTGCTGCGCCTGGCTTTATTGACCAGCTAAAACGCCAACCTGGGTTAGCGGCCCGCGCTGTAGTGCAGGGGTTGTCTGCGCCCGTAAATATAGTTTCCGATTTTGCAAGTGGTGCATATAACTTAGGCGCTAATTTACTGGGTTCTGAAAGCCGCCTACCTTACATGTCGCAAGCGCAAAGCCGTGGGCTAACGCAGCTGGGCGTTCCAGAGCCAGCTACAACCAGTGAGCGTGCCGCGCAAGCTGGGATGCAAGGACTGGTGTCTGCTGGCGGTATGGCGGCGACGCTACCTAAAACAATATTTGGCGCTGATTTAGTACGGCAACTACCCGCCGCCACAGCAGCTCCTGCTGTAGCGCAGCCCGTGGCAGAAGAAGTCAAAGCTGTAACTGGCAGTGACTTAGCGGCGTTTATAGCTAGCGTCGGTGTGTCGGGTGCGGTTGGCAAAACCGCCGGTAATCTTGCTGACCGAGTAGTGTCTGGCAAACAGCCGGTTGTTACGATGGAGCAAGTGCGTCAGAGCGCACAGCGCGCATACACCAAAGTCAGCGACTTGGGCATCAAACTGACAGCCGACAACGCCAACATCTTGGTCGGTAAGTTAAAAACTCGCCTAGACGCAAAAGACTACATTCCTGAGAACGCTGCGCCCGTTAAAAATGTTTTAGACAAGATTGAAAGCATTGCGGAACGCGGCGACGTGTCGTTTGATAACGTAGACAAAATGCGTAGCTTGGCTAATACCTTAAAGGGCGATAAAGACCAGAACGTCCGACGCTTGGGCAGCGAGTTGATTGCTGGCATTGATGAGCATGTGGCAGCGCTCAAGCCCCGAGATGTGAGCGCAGGGGCGGGTGGTATTGACGAAGCCGTTAAAACAATCGCAAGCGCGCGCAAAGACTTCCGCAATGTCAGCCGCGCTTCGATGTTGGAAAACATTTTGGATGTCGCGGAAGCAAAGGCGTTAAACCCTACCGCTTCGGAGAGCGAGTTGATTCGGCAAGGTTTTATTACGCTTGCGGCAAACAAAAACAAGTTGGCGCTTTTTAATGAGGCCGAGCGCAACGCTATCCGATCTGTCGCCAAGGGCGGCTCACTTGACCCGTTGCTGACCTTAGCTGCTAAGTTCAACCCGCAACGCAGCCAACTAATCGCTGCTGGCGGTGTTGGCGGCGGCGTAGCCAGCCCAGAATCTTTAATGTATACAGTGCCTATCGCCGCTGCTGGATTTACTGCCGATAAGTTGCAAGCTCTGCTGCGCCGCCAAAACGCTGAACGGGCGATGGGTGGTCTGCTTTCCGGCACTACAACAATGCCAGCGCCTTCTCAGTACAGTAGAGGCGTGTTAAGTACCTTGTTAACTCAACCACAGGAGTAAAGCATGGACTGGCTAAAACAAATCGCCCCCACAATCGCCACGGCACTTGGAGGCCCACTGGCTGGCATGGCCGTATCTGCCATCTCCAAGGCTATCGGCGTTGATCCTGAGAAGGTGGGCGACCTGATCTCCAGCAACAAGCTGTCAGCAGACCAGATTGCTCAGGTCAAGATTGCTGAAATTGAACTTCAAAAGCAAGCGCAGGAACTTGGTCTGAACTTCGAAAAGCTGGAAGTTGAAGACCGCAAGTCCGCACGGGATATGCAGTCAATCACCAAGTCAATCATGCCGCCTCTGCTGGCGGGTGCTGTGACTATTGGGTTCTTCTCGATCATGGTGATGATGTTTTTCAACAAGATTGACTCTGGCAACCCTGCCATTTTGATGATGCTGGGGTCACTCGGCACGGCTTGGACGGGCATCATTGCTTATTATTTTGGCTCCAGCGCTGGCTCACAGGCTAAGACCGATTTACTTTCTAAGGCAGCAAAATGAAAGAGAACTTTGACGAAGCCTTGCGGCAAGTGCTGCACCATGAAGGTGGTTTCAGTAATCATCCAAAAGACCCTGGAGGAATGACCAACTTGGGCGTAACTAAGCGCGTCTGGGAGGAGTGGGTCGGGCATGATGTAGATGAACAAGCCATGAGAGCGCTGACACCTGAAATAGTCGGCCCTATGTACAAGGTAAAGTACTGGGACAAAATTAAGGGTGATGACCTACCGGACGGCGTTGACTACATTGTGTTTGACGCTGCTGTCAACAGTGGCCCTGGCAGAGCCGCCAAATGGCTTCAGGCGGCTGTTGGCGCGGTGGCTGATGGGGCTATAGGCCCAGGCACTTTAAAGGCCGTAGCGGACTTCCCCGCCAGCGATCTTATCCATGCGTATCAGTCCAAGCGGCTGGAGTTCTTACAGAACTTGCCGACTTGGGAGACGTTTGGCAAGGGCTGGGGCAGGCGCGTGGCCGAGGTCAGTGTGACTGCTCAGACTTTCGCATAAAGTTATTTTCTTTCCTTGACAGGCCGCCCACGTTTTTTGGGTGTAGCGACTCGCTCCTCAGTTGTAAATGTATGGTTATTGGCGCATCTGCGTCTACGCTCAACAAAGCCACCTAAATTCTTTGTATGCTGGACTGTTGTCCAAGTGTTGCAGATTGGGCATTTCAAGGTGCTGTCTCTCCAGCAGTCACGCCATTGCCGTCAGCGTTGGACGAACTTACCGCACCATGAGGAAATCCGTAAAAAGCCTCGGGTGCGGCTGCACATTCTATTATCATGTGTTCTCCCTTGGTGGTGTGCATGTGTGAATTGTGGTCAGGTCAGCAGTGCGCTTGCCGCATCGTTGGCAGAAGTTGCGCTCCTCTGGCTGTACCGGCAGGGGTGCGGGTGGAGTGATATAGAGAAGGGTTCCTTCAGGTGGGGCATTAGAAAACCACCCATGTACCAACGAGCCATCAAGCCAACGCACCACGCTACCTACCGGCTCCTGCACTGTCAGGGGTGGCTGTGCCAAGGCTTCTTTGATGGCGGTAAGGGTTTCTTCAATATCACGCCAATAATCATCATGAGAACAGCCTCTACTCCACGCCTCAATGCACTCAAGCGACAGCTTCAGTGCTTCGTCTTTGGTCATGCTTGTCCCCTTGCTCGGATGGCAGCGGCGCGATTATGTGCATAGCTGTAACAGTCTTTGCTTTGAAAAGCCATTAATGCAGTACCTTCCTCACAAACCTTCGCACACTCCTCACGCTCTGCTGCTGCCACTATCCTTGCGAACTCATGCAAACTCCAAAGCCCCATACACTCTGCCACGCCATCAGCAAATCCTGCTTGTTTACACAGTTCAACAATTTCTTCTGGCCGCCAAATGATGTCTTCTTGTGTCATATCAGCAAACTCCAAATCCAAAGCCCCGTAAAGAAAAACAGGGCTGCTATCACTACCAGCGCTACCAGAACAAAGCCAACTACAACACTGCCGATCATCTGCCACGCTTCTGGTACGGGCGCAATGTCATCAGGTATTGCTGGATACGGCTTGACCTTGCGAACTACTTCTGGCTCCAGCCCCGCATCAGTAAAGTGACAGAAGTGGTCACACTGGGGTGTGTGGCCGCAAATTCCCCCTGCATCACATACCTTGTTCATGTTGGCTCCTCAGTTTTATCCAAATAAGCCTTCAGCCGCTTGACGCGATTCTTGTTATACGCCACCAGTGCGGATGCGTACTCGACTCCCGTTTCTGCTTGCAGTAGGGCGTGTTCTGCATGCAGTAGCTCATGCGTCACAGCTTGAATCGGCGTGACGGTCTTAAGCATCAGTTTGAGTTCTGTCCATAAATATTTAAGCATGGTCTCTCCTTTTTATATTGTCCATTCTCTTTCTTGACGATTGGAGTTTGACTTAACAGTCTTTCCGGTCAGACGGATCAAGCCAAGTTTCTGCATTTCGTTCAAGCGCCTTGCAATCTGGTTAGGGTCTAGCTTTGAGCAAAGAGAAATTCCATCCTTGCCAAGCGGCCCAATCGTGCTGAGTGCTTCCAAAATTTGAGCGTAATGCGAACTGACATCTGTAATAGATGCTGCCGCCTGGTGGGATGTTGCCGGATCACTGGTGCGTACTCTTGGGAATTGCGGCATGGCGAAAATCTTTTTAAATGCGTCTTTGTAGTCCATGATCCACCTCAAAATGGAATGTCAATTTCATCATCACGCTGATCTGCTTGCCGTGCGCGGTCTTGTGGCTTTGGGTCATTCATGTATGCCCAGCCATCCCAACCGCCTTCGCGCAACGGGATCACGTCGATCTTGAGCATTGGGCCGTTCTTTGTGTCGATCACAGACCCGATACGCTGATAACGCTTTTTTGTTTGGCCTTCGCTGTTGCGGTATTCACCAACGATGCAGGAAACTTCTTTCATAACTTTTGACATTTTTACTCTCCAATGATTAATTTAAGGGCGATAACTTTGGCGTCCACTTCTGCCAAAAACTTCAAGACTTCTTCTTCGGTGATCTTGAGCCAGTCTGCATTTCGATCAACTCGGTAAACAAACAACTGCGCTTTTGCTGGCATTCTTGGATCAAAGACAACATAGTCACACCAAGAGCGATCAGCGCAGCGCATCTGCCACTGCATCTGTGCGTAATATCTTGGGTCAACGGGGTTAGCGCCTTGAGAGTAAGACAGCCAGCACTCCAACGCAGTGCTGGATGATGGGCATTTGATTTCAACCATTCCATCGTCACCCACCAAGCCATCAGGAGAGGCTCCAGCGGCCTCAATGTCGGGATGAGGTATGAACCCCACTTCCTCTACCATCTGCCCCGTATGCGTCTCGTAAGCGGCTCTTGCAAAAGGTTCTTGCTCAATGCCGTGCAGAATTGCGGCATTTGAATAAGACTCAGCCCGAGTGCCTGTAACCCTTTCCAACACCAACTGAGTCATGTAATTATTCCGGC